GACTAAGTCGTTGCTTGGGTCTGTCCTTACGACGAGGAGCACCTGGCACCAGCGAAATTTGTCGCCCTTGGAGTCCAAGGGGTGAAATCACGTGGTGTTACCAAGTCTCCAGCGATGCTCGTAACTAGAGGTGCTCTTATTAGGGATAACCTCCTGCATCACTTCATCGGGAAGTGGGACAAAACGGCGTCAACACTGGCTGGGACTGTGAAGGAGAAGGTTCTCCGAACATGGACGGGTGCAGGATACTACCTGTCGTCCGACCTGACTGCGGCTACAGACCGAATTCCTCTTGAGTTCGTGTAGCTTGCGGCAGAGGCCATTATTAGTTCGATGAACCTTTCCTCAGAAGATGCTAAAGTGGTGCGGGCGTGCACGAGATAACAAGTCCTGGAGTACCCCAATAAAGACTACTGGGGAAGGCAAACAGGGTCTGCAAGGATTGTTACATCCTAGTGCGGAACTCTGATGGGTCTACCGTTCGGGTGGGTGATCTTGAACATCTACCACAACTGGCTGATCGAGGAGGCAACGAAGTGGCTTCCAAGTCGCCCTGCTGCGGAGGGTCTAGATTCCAAGCGCTATACGGAACGCAAAAGAGCAGCCGTCTGGGGAGACGACCTGGTTGCGAAATGGCTACCGACGACGATTCGAAGGTACCACGAGTTGTTGGCACTCACCAACGCGAAGATCAGTGCAGGGAAGCACTACGTATCGACGCGGAACGCAGTATTCTGTGAGTGGCTTATGGACGACTCGACCTGTGTAGGTGGACTGATTCAAATTCCAGGAATCATGTCGATCGGAGGACTCGTGATGCCTGGTTAGCATCCAATTTGTTCAGTCCCCGCGTCTCTCAGTATGAGACTCCTACAAGGCTTTGATTACGAAATGATCTTACGGGTCTAGGAACTCTTCCTTCCCGTGGGTGACATCGTTCGACAGTTTGGGACTGGGTGCTACAGGCCGAGGGCGCTCGACGGAGTAGGGGTGATCCCTCATTGGAATGCCGCCAGAATGGTGAAGGGGCTAAAGCCCGTGCCGGAGGGGCACGGTTCCCGCAGGGCCGAACAGATGGCTCTGAAGCAGGATGGCGTTGGCCTACCAATCTGGTAAGATCAGATGGACACTCATGACTTAGCCAAGATTAAGTATATCATGGATAGAGGTCAAGGTTCTCCAGGGTAGGGCTCGTGGAGCGCCCAAGCACATAGAGGTGAGTCGACGGAGATGTTCGCTGGAAAGCTGGACGACATCTACAAAGAGTGCACCAAGATGGTCAAGGAAACCGGGCTAGACCGATCTGAGCTTAAAGACTTGCTCAATCCGCGTCGGTACAAATGCCTCGGTACTACCAGTGAGGTGAGAGTGCTAAGAGAGTCGTTGGTGGACTCGTTCCAGTTGGGTTATAGTCTCGAAGACGACACACCGGCTGATTTAAAGCCGACGCGCTGTATCCGCGACTCGTACACCAAGTGGTACAAGATGCCATCCCATGGACCCTCTTCTCTCGGGGATTGGAACATGAGTTACCTGGACATACTTCGCTACTTCGCGGATGCTGAGCACCACTAAGTTGTCCTGGATCTTCACACTCTCGGGGATATGCATGTCTTACATTACCCACTCCCTGCGGCTGATTCGGAGACAGGTCGCAGCCTGCCCTCTACCCTCGTACCAAGTGACACCGATTACTAGACTCCGCTCTCATCCGAGAGTTCCTGTG